GGGCCAATGTTGTAACAAAGGCTTACCAGCGCATCAAACTGGTGCTGAAGCAGGAACACGATGACGGCTTCATCGACAGCTAACTCGTACTTGCGCAAGTCCCGGCGCAAGATGTCATTGGCGTCACTGGCGGTGATCTTCAGGCCCGGAACGACACGCGGAGGGCCTGCTGCATCGGTGTGGCCATAGCCAATGGTCCACACGCCCGCCGGGCAAAGGTAAGCGTCGAGGCGAAGACCCTCAAACTTCTTGATTAACGCAAGTCCATCAGCAGAAGTTCTCATGGGAGCACCTATTTGTCGGCTTTTTCTTTGTATAGATCGTCAATCTTTCTGAAGATTTCATTCAGAATATCTTTAACTTCTTTAAGCCCCTCACGGAACTCATCTCTGCGAAGATAGTTTTGAGGAAGTTCAACTTGCATATTGTGCAAGTCTTTACGAAGCTCTGCGACTGCGTCCCAAATCTGACGCGCAAACCAGCCACCAATAGCCAAAGCTGTGCCAGCGGCAAAATTCAGCATGGTCTGCATTTCCATAGGACGCACCTCATTCCAATCTGGCCAAAATTATATGGCAGATTCACCTTGCCTTGAACAGCTAAGGACCAGTTACAGGATAAATCCGAAATTAACGGGAGGAGCGACTGTATAGGTAACAACAACAATACCTTGCGCCCCAGGGTCCCCGTAACGGTTTGCGCCACGGATGGCTCCACCACCGCCGCCATAAAGACCGCCCGTGCCTGCCGATCCGTTAGTGCTTGAACTGGAGCCAGCACCGCCGCCGCCCGAACCAGCCGTTCCGCCAGCCGTTAACGTCCAATGTGTGCCTGGGCCACCATTAACGCCCGTGCTTGCGCCGCCCGCGCCGCCGCCATTTACCGTGCCTCCGTTTCCGTCGCCGCCGGTAATGGATTGGCCGCCCCCTAACCCGTTCCCATTGGGGCCGCCTGCGCCGCCGCCGCCGCCACCATAGCCGCCACTGAGCCCTTGGCGCCCGTCACCACCCGCGTACTTGGTTGATCCGATGGAGTTGGCTGTAGCGCCGCCCGCCCCGCCAAGAGAAGAACTGCCCAATCCGCGAATGCCGCCTTGGCCTCCTTCGGCAAGCGTGCCTTCACTGACCGCTGTTGGCGCGGAATTAACAGCAAAGCGCGCCCATGTATTTCCGCCGGGACCGCCGTCTGTATTAGAAGTTACTGGAACAACTCCGCCCGCGCCAATTGAGAAATAAAGAACTTGCCCCGGAGCAGTGCTGGTTACGTCTGCGTTTGTTACCTTTGCATAGGCGCCGCCGCCGCCACCACCGCCAGCGCCGCCAGACCCAGAATTCCAAGGCCCTGAACCGCCACCGCCGATGACCTCAACAGAAAAATTGTTGGGGTTCCAATCGACGGGAAGAGTCCAGCTTGTGCCAGAAGTAAACGCTATGACAGTGGCGACCATTGTGAAGACCTCAAACAGTCAGTTAGGTCGGGTCTGGAGGCGGAGCAGGCGGAGTCCACGCCTGAGTTTGCGGGTCGTAGGTCCAACCAATTTCACCCGCCCCATCGTCGTTGAGAACAGTGTAGTGGCCCGGTGGCGGCTGCCACGGCGAAGCACCATCCCAAACGCACATATTGTCGCAAACATTCGTGGATGAGTTGACGATTGCATAGATGCTCATGACTCAATCCTCATGCCGGGAACACAGTAATAATGACGCGGCCAGCGCCGCCAGCGCCAGAGGTAGATGTTCCTGCGCCGCCGCCACCTCCGGGCTGCGTGCCTGCTGTCCCAGTTGCGCCAGCCGAGCCGCCGTTACCACCCCGCGACGAGGTTCCGCCAACACCCGTGCTATGACCGCCGCCGCCGCCGCCGCCCCAAACAGATGCGGCTCCAACAGAATCCGCAGCAGTAGCAGACGCGGCCCCACCACCACCTCCATGAACAAAAGCCGATGGTGCGGGGGCGCTAACTTCAGACCCCTGTCCTTGATTGCGCCCGCTTTCACCATTGAAGACAGGCCTGCCCGGATTGGCGGCTGTGGTGCTGGTTGATGAATCTCCGGCGCTTAACTGACCACCGCCGCCGCCACCAGAAAAGCTCCCTCCGCTGCCGCCACCGCCACCGCCATAGGCTGTGATCAAAGAGCCAACTGTCGTGTTGCCGCCAGCGGCCCCGGCCTGATTGCTGCCCGTGCGCGATGCGCCACCAGCGCCAATCGTGACAGTTTCCGTCGCGCCCATATCTGACAAAGACAGCCACGCCTCATTGTAGCCGCCTCCACCACCGCCAGAGCATGAAGTTGCCGTGCTGTTGCGCCCGCCAGACCCACCGGCTCCCCATGCCCTAATAAGAACTTGAGAGGTCGAGGCGTACCCTGCTGGCTTGGTCCATGTGGCGCTGGCGTTGAATGTCTGAGTGTTGATGGCAGAATTTGCCCCAGTCGGGCCGGTCGGACCAGCACTGCCAGAAGACCCAGTCGGGCCGGTGGGGCCAGTGGGTCCAGCAACGGTTGAGTTGGCGCCAGTAGGTCCAGTGGGGCCTCCCGATCCCGTTGGACCCGTAGGGCCAGACGCTCCTGTCGAGCCAGTAGGGCCAGTTGGGCCAGTCGGCCCAGCGACAGTTGAAGCCGCGCCAGTAGGCCCAGTGGGTCCGGTCGGGCCGTTTCCGGTGGCGCCCATAGGTCCAGTGGGGCCCGTTGGGCCATTTGCGGGTCCGGTAGGTCCGGTAGGACCCGGAACAACGGAATCCGCGCCAGTAGGGCCGGTTGGCCCAGTATTTCCTTGGGTTCCGGTAGGACCGGTGGGGCCAGTGGGGCCTGTCGGTCCAGTTGCACCAGTTGACCCTGTAGGTCCTGTAGGACCTGTAGGGCCAGTTGGACCCGGAACCAAACCCGAAAGCTGAGAAGCCGTAACCCTTACAGAAACTCCGGCCTGAACGGCCTCAAGCTCTTCGGTGCCATCAAGGCTAACCGCTGCCGGTAGGTTCGGAATCTGCTTGTACGCCATCGTTCTGTTCTTTCAGAAGGAAGTCCAGGTTCGCCTGAAGGCGTGGATCGCTGGGTGATAATTCTACACAAATCTTGGCATGTTTGATAGCCAAGTCCCGAAGACCGAGGTGCCACGCCGAAATACTTAGAAGATCATGCGGCTGATGTCCCCAAACCTCCGGGTCAACGGTGTAAACCATTTCCCGATTGGTAATCTTGAGCGCCCGGATAGCCGCGCCAAAGCATTCCTCCCAGCGCCGCTGCCGATACATCAGCATGGCAATCTCGCACCACGGCTCACGGGTGTTGGGCGCTTCGTAAGATGCCATTTGAAATGCGCGTTCTGCATTCCACAGATCGCCCAGTTCTGAATAACACCGACCCATGACCCGGTAGGCGTAGCACCGCTCATTCGGCCAATCAGCACGAGGCAGCTTGAGATAGCGAGTACAGGCGTCGATGCTCTCCTGCCACTTGCGATGAAAGCTCAACTCGCGGGCATAGTAAAAAGCATTGCGCGGGCAGTCCGGGTCTTCCTTGACGGACAGTTCCAACAGATCAAGGTATTGGCCACGCGACTTGGTCGGGTCCGGCTTGTGGACCACCAACAGCATATCAGTGTCGGCCCATACCTCTTTGAGGCGTCCGTCTGGCACAGGATATTCGTGGCAGGGATGATGCCACTTGTATCCTGCCCTGGCGTGGATTTTCTCGTATTTAAAGGCGATGCCGCAGCCCCAATCAAACATATAGCGCAAGCGGGTTGTCTCTGGCTTCCAGACACGTTCAATCTCTTCGCGCCAGCCGGGCTGAAGAACTTCATCCAAGTCTAGAGAGACGCAGACATCAACGTCAGCCGGGATCAAGGCAAGAGCAGCATTCCGGGCAAGATCAAAACGCCAAGGCCGAATATGAATATCATAAACGACAGCACCGCAGCGACGAGCCACTTCACTTGTTCCATCGGCGCTTCCCGTGTCTGCGATCATGATGAGATCGGCATCTTTTGCCGCCTCACAAAACCGCTCAACAAACATCTCTTCGTTTTTAGAGATGGCGTAAACGCAAATCTTCAGCTTCTTGCTTTCCATAGACCTTCCCCCTTCGGAATGTCGCCATTGCCATACGCCCACGCGGGCTTGCCTTCTGTCTCGTTCCAGTTCTCGTAAGTGAGCGGCGCGCGCTTTGTGATAATGGTGAGATTGCTCTCAAAGGCGTTGACGCCGACAGCCATTACTTCGTTGAAGAACGACTGCACGACCCACGCAGCCTCCCGGAAATACTCAAACCGGCGCGTGTCGTGAAAGATCATGCAGCCGTTTTTAGTCAAAAGAGGCCACGCGCGCATGGCGAAGTCGAGACGCTTCTCTGGTGCGCCATCAACGAAGATCAGATCAAACTCTCCCTCAAACTTGAAAAAACGATAGGGAACAAAGTGCGGCGCGCACCAGTCGTCATGGCTGATGCGCGTGAGGTTTTCCTTGGTGCGCTCAATCCAGCCCGCGTCCGTATCGACGCACACAAGCGTATCAGGCTTGCACTGCGCGAAAATCTGCGTGCTGCCGCCGACGCCGAACTCCAGAATGCGCCTGCTGTATCCCGCGCGCTCATACAAAATGTCAGCGTCTGCTGCGCTTAAGTCGCCCACGAATTCATAAGACATGATGCCCCCTCAGTCATCATTTCAGGTATGTGTTGCAATCAGGCCGGGAAGACCGTGATGATTACGCGGCCATCGCCACCAGCGCCGGATGTTGTTGTGCCAGAGCCACCGCCACCTCCCGGCTGCGTGCCCGCCGTACCTGTTGCCCCAGCGGCGCCCCCGTTCCCGCCAAAAGATGATGTTCCCGCAGCGCCAGTGTTGTGACCGCCGCCACCACCGCCGCCCCAAACAGAGCTTGCTCCTGCATTTCTTGTCGCCGTCGCTGATGCCGCGCCGCCGCCGCCGCCGTGAACAAAGGCGCTATAGTCCGCAGATAAATCTCCGGTTCGGATGCCCTGTCCTTGAGCACCACTCGGCGTATCATCAACAGTATTCAACGACGAAAAATAAGGTTGTCCGGGCCGAGTAAAATTAACCGAAGTAGAGCTAGTTCCGGCGCTCAACTGACCGCCACCCCCACCGCCAGTAAAACCCGCGCCGCTACCGCCGCCACCGCCGCCGTAAGCAGTGAGCAATGAGCCGACAGTGGTGTTTCCACCAATAGCGCCTGCTTGGTTTGAGCCTGTGCGCGATGCCCCGCCCGCGCCAATCGTGATGGTTTCCGTCGCGCCCATAGCAGAGAGAGCAAGCCAACGCTCGTTATATCCCCCTCCGGCTCCACCAGAGCATGAAGTCGCCGTGGTGTTGCGCGCTCCAGAGCCGCCCGCTCCCCATGCCTGAAGCATCACGCGAGAAGTAGCGGCATAGCCAGCAGGTTTGGTCCAAGTGCCGGACGCATCAAACGTCTGAGTGTTAATTGCGGAATTAGGCCCGGTCGGACCCGTGGGGCCCGTTGGGCCAGACAAGCCAGTAGGTCCTGTTGGGCCGGTAGGGCCGGTCAGACCAGTGCTGCCCGTAGGCCCGGTAGGACCGGTGGGGCCAGTTAGTCCTGTGCTGCCCGTAGGACCAGTCGGACCTGCAACAGTCGATGCTGCGCCCGTAGGTCCGGTGGGACCAGTTGGGCCTGCAACAGTCGATGCTGCGCCTGTCGGGCCAGTAGGACCGGTCGGACCCGCAACCGTAGAGGCTGCGCCAGTAGGACCGGTCGGGCCGGTCGGGCCCGCAACCGTAGAGGCAGCGCCTGTAGGTCCGGTCGGCCCAGTAGGGCCAACGGCTCCAGTATTGCCCGTAGAACCAGTCGGTCCCGTGGGGCCAGTGGGTCCGGCAATTCCCGTGGAGCCAGTAGGGCCAGTAGGTCCTGTGAGGCCGGTATTTCCGGTCAAACCAGTAGGACCGGTGGGGCCGGTGGGGCCAGTCAAACCAGTGCTACCCGTAGGCCCGGTTGGGCCGGTTGGGCCAATAACGCCCTGATTCCCGGTCGGTCCGGTGGGACCTGTCGGGCCAATAAGTCCTTGAGCGCCCGTAGGTCCGGTAGGACCAGTGGAACCAGTGTTTCCGGTCAAGCCGGTCGGTCCGGTGGGACCTGTCGGGCCTTGAGCGCCGGTCAAGCCTGTAGGACCTGTAGGACCGGTCGGGCCAATGAGTCCTTGAACACCAGTTGGTCCGGTCGGCCCAGTGGGGCCAGTCAAGCCAGTGCTACCCGTGGGACCGGTAGGACCGGTTGGTCCGGTTAAACCTGTGCTACCAGTAGGGCCAGTTGGGCCAGTAGGGCCAACCGCTCCAGTGTTACCCGTAGGTCCGGTAGGTCCAGTAGGTCCTTGAACACCTGTTGATCCGGTGGGGCCAGTAGGGCCAGTCGGACCGGGAACAGTTGAGGCCGCGCCAGTAGGACCAGTAGGGCCTGTGGGGCCGGTGTTGCCCGTAGAGCCAGTAGGTCCTGTTGGGCCGGTTGGGCCAATAACGCCCTGAGCCCCTGTCGGGCCAGTCGGTCCCGTGGGGCCAGAAACACCTTGAGCGCCGGTCGGGCCAGTAGGCCCAGTGGGGCCAGTTAACCCGGTTGAGCCTGTGGGGCCTGTGGGGCCTGTGGGTCCAGGGACAGTCGATGCCGCGCCCGTAGGCCCAGTGGGGCCAGTAGGACCAGTAATACCTTGCACGCCGATAGGACCCGTAGGTCCAGTGGGGCCCGTAGGGCCGGGAACTGTTGAAGACGCGCCGGTAGGACCGGTCGGGCCAGTAGGCCCAGTGGGGCCAGTAGGGCCAGTCAATCCAGTAGAGCCGGTAGGTCCGGTTGGGCCAGTCGGGCCAGTAGGCCCGGTGGGGCCTGTAAATCCAACAGGCCCAGTTGGGCCCGTAGGTCCTGTAGGTCCGGTCGGGCCAGCATTGCCCGTCAATCCATCCGCGCCAGTAGGCCCGGTCGGTCCTGTACTCCCGGTCGGGCCAACAGCCCCCTGACCTCCGGTAGGCCCCTGAATGCCTTGGCCGCCCTGCTGCCCTTGAGGACCAGTAGGTCCGGTGGGGCCGCCGGGACCAGTCGGGCCAACATTGCCCGCCGGGCCGGTCGGGCCGGGATTTAGTCCTGCAACGTCGCCGGTTGTCGTTCTGACCGAAGTGCCAGACTGAACGATTTCAAGCTGTTCATTCCCCGTCAGAGACGTGGCTTGTGGCAAATTAGGGATTTGAACATTGCTTGAGTACAGCGGCATCAGAGCGGCCCAGTTCTCGGAATTTCATCAAAACCATACGGCAGGCTGGGGTTGTTCACAACATAGCCGCCGCTGGTGTAAGCCCCGGAAAAGGTCGTTCCCTGCAAGTCGATGGTCGTATTATCGACAATGGTGGCTACCCAATTGCCGTTGGCCGCAGTCACCCCGCCAACCTCCTGAACCGTCACATACTGGCCGGTAATCATGCCATTGGTCGTGGCAACGGTCAGGCGGATCAGACCGCCGCCATTGTCCACGCAATTGGTGATCGTCCGGTAAGTAACCGCATTCGGGTCTGTGCCGGGAAGCTGATTTGTGCTGCGAGGCGGCGCACCGGTCTGCTGCGTGACGCGGATTTTGTCATCCTCATCATCCAGCGACGTAACACGAGTATCGCCCTGCGGCACCGGAATGCCGGTCTGCTGGTTGACAGTGTTGTAGCCCGACACCTGCCTGCGGTCGATGCTGTCAAACGCAAACGGCTCGACACGCGGGTTCATAACCGGTGTCGGGTCTGCCGGAACGACAATCGCCCGAAGCTGCTGCTGCGGCTCGTCATAGCAAGTACTGCACACAAGGATGCGCTTGTTGACCAAGCTTGCGCCTGCCCAGTCATACTGCCAGCTTAATTGATCGTGATTGTACCAGAACGCGCATCTGTCGCAGACGGCAAACGCCCTTGGGCGGCTGGCGCTGGTCTGTGCGCGACCTGACCGTGAAGCATACCCCACAGGCTCCTCCTACCGGAAATAGCCCGAAATCATCGGAGAGATATATTGCTGCGCCTGCTCAACATTCTGGCGCGAAGCAATATCATATGACTCATCCGCCATCGGCTTCAGAATTTGCACCTTGTCCGGCGCCCAGATCACGGCCAGGCGGCTGGCGAGGCCATATGCAAACGCTTCCAGCCACAGATACGGAATATCGACGTTCTGCGCATTGGTGAGGTTGGCGTCCTCGACCTGCGTGACGCGATAGTATTTCAGGGTCTGCGGCCTGCTATCCACGTTCGGAACAGGCCACAGAGTCACCGTAGGCGACAGCAGGCGATCAAACCAGTAGACGGTCGGAAAGCCCTGCTGAGCCTTGTTGGGATAAGACGCATACTCCGTGCGGCTCACCGGCAGGATAATGCGGTCAATATCCGCGCCAGTGTCATCCGTGGTGATGTAAGCATCCAAAATCATCACCGTCTTCGGCTCGACGGTGTAGGTCGCCTGTCCGGTGATCAGCGGGGTGGTGACGAGGTCCACCTTCCACAGATTGACGCCCTGATTGCTCCAACGCGACAGCATCAGGTTGGTCGCCATGCGGGCCGCTTCAAAATGCTCTTGCAGCAGCGCAGTATTGCGCACGCCGCAGAGGTTGTAGGCGTACAGCGTCAGTTCACCCAGCGACGGATTGAACGTATAGGTGCCAGATGTGGCCATGACGCTTTCCTGATTAGAGCGGCGCGTTGCTGAACTGAGCGATGGTCATCGTCGCATAACCATCACCGCCTGAACCAATGATCCTCACAAAGGTTGGCGTGTAGGCAAAAAACCCAGACTTTGAGGTGCTTTCAGAGACAAGGTTGGCGTCAAGAGCATCAAGCCAAACAACGTCCTGAATGTTGATCGGATTAACCGGATCATTCGGGTCGTTCATGGTCGTCTGAACCGAATATGTGATGGTTCCAGAGACGCTAACCTGAACGACAGACTGCGCGTTGGCCCAGCTATCCATGCGAACCCAACGACTGCCGCCTGACTGCGCGTAACCAGCAGTCACCGCGCCTGCCGTAGCGGCATCAACGGAAATGTTGGTCACGGTTGCAAAATCGAGATTCCCCGTAGTCGTGCTGGCGCTTGAACCCGCAATGCTCTCGCTGATTGAAGCGCCGCCATAGGTCGTTCCGGTCACGATGAACGTGCGAGCGGCATCAGAGCCTGCGCAAGTGATCGTAACCCGACGCGGAGGATCAAGCGTATACGGAGACGAGGTCAGGGTAAGATTGCCAGCGCCAGCAGGCGTCTGCGATGCAGCAATCGCATCAGTGTCTGCGACCGGGAAACTGCCAACAGTTACATTGATGGGCTGCATATTAGACATCCTTCTTTCTGCCAGACGGCGAAACAGGCCAAGACTGTCGCTCGGAACTCGTCTTTCTCTGCGCTATTGAACGCTTCTCTTGCTTGCTCATTGAAGCAGCGGCAGAAGCAGGACGACACGCGGGATACGGACGCTTTTCCTTTTCGCCTTCTACTCTACCACATTCTTTGCCGGTTTTTACATCGCGCCAATCCTCAGAAAACCACTTTCCAAGGCCCCCGCCAGAGGCTTTGTTGACGCGATTGTCGTCCCCAGACCACTTGCCGCCCTTCTCTTTGTACCACTTGGACGCCCACGCATTCGCATAGGCGCTCGGGTACACATCAAACTTTGCCCTGGCTGCGGCCTTGGCGCGGCCCCAAAGACCAGAGTTTTGCGGCTTGGATGCCATGTCAGCAATCCCACTTACGAAGGGCTTTGTTGATGCGACTGTTCGGGTCTGCCGCAGCAGCCGCGCCAGTCAGTTTGCGCTTCATACCGGTCATCCTGGCACAGAATGACTTCTTGCGAGAACCGCCTTCCGGCTGCGGGCGCTTAATATCGTGTCCGGCGGCGCGAAGAGACGCGCGACCTTTTTCATTCAGGCCACCGGACGGCGATTTGCCTTCCTTACGGGTCCAAGCAGGCGACTTTGCCATACATGCCTCCCATGCAAGTGCGGGGGCGCAATGGCCCCCGCTCCCATCAGAAATCGCAGGAACTAGCGATCAATAATGAGAAGCCTTGCCACGGGGCGTGCCCGAGGAGGCCGACGACAGGACGCCGCCACCAGACTTGCGCGCAGGGCGCTCAGCCTTGGACATCACCTTCTTGGACTTGCCGCCTTCCGCGTAGCCGCCAGCCATCTTCTTGGCCGCGCCACCCTTCTTGAAGCCGTCCGTCTTTTCCTTTGCTTCCTTGATCGTGGAAGCCTTGCCTTCATAAGCACCCATAAGAACCTCCTACCGATTAGGCGTTGGCCGCCTGAATATACCGAACCACAAGACGCCCCGCGCCAGGGGTCGCACCAGGAGCGCCAGAGATGACATAGATAATGTCGTCCACAGTGCCCGTGTTCACCCAAACGCCTGTGCGGGTAGCATCGGTGCCGGGGGTGAGCGTCAAGCGCCCAATCGCGTTAGCATTCGTCGCAGCCACGAGTTCAGTCGCGGTGACAGACGTTCCAACGGCAATCGTGTATGTCGTGGTGGCGCTAGACCAAGCCGTTGTGACAAACAGTTCAATCGACGTGATCGTGCTGTTTGCAGGGATGACGATAGCCGTAGCCGCCGCCGTGGCCGACTGCGTGATTGCAGCCGACTGAGCCATTTCAACAAAACCGACGTTCTTAACCGTCCCCGGCGTCGTGCCGGTCGTGTTAAGCACGTTACCAGCCTTAATCGGCCCGGTAAAAGTGGTTGTTCCCATAGGAACCTCCTGCACAAGTGAGATTGCGTTGTCTGTGCAACGTCCGCTGGGCCGGTCAACGCAATCAGAAATCCCAGAGAAAAGGCGGGGATCGCTCCCCGCCTCTTAGACTTACGAGGGGAACGAGCCGAAGATCGAGCGCCAGTTGTAATAGCCGAAGCTATAACGCTCGTAGCCCTTCACCAGAAGGTTGTCTGTAACAAAGTCAACCTGCATATCCGTCTCAAACGACACGCGCTCCATGTACGAAAGGCCGTCGATGTTGGTCAGGAGGAACCACGCGGTGGCTGACGTAAGATAGTCATTCACCATGTAGCCTTCCGGCAGACCGCCAGCCGTCATCATGATCGCATTGACATCGTTGTCCGCAGTACCCGGACGGAGTTCCGTCTTGGTAAGGCGAATAGCGACGGGTTCGTTCGCAGGCGCAACCACGAGGCGACGGCCACGAGCGAAAATCTTCAGACCAGCCTGATCCTTGAAGTTGGTACGGATGCTGATCATGCCGTTGAGAAGCGAAGCCTCATTAAGCTCCACATCAACAAGCGGACGATTGGCGACCGTGCCACCATCAATCGGATGGTCCGTGGCGATAAGCGCCTTGCCATCACCGCCGACCGACGCATTGTAGGTCGTCGCCGTGTTCAGGACGTTGGCGCCATAGATTTCCTTGGTCTGATGGAAAGACTCAATCAGGCCGAGGTTGGACGGAGCAAACTGCGTCTTGTACAGGTTGTCGTCGATGGCCTTGCGAGTGATTGCGTAGCCAAGAGCAATTTCAGTGTGCTCCTGGTTGTACACGTAACGCTCGCCAGCGCCGTTATCAAACGCCGTCTGACCACCTTCAGTCTTAAGCTGAGCGTAGCCGAGGTAGCGCATCTCAGCGGTGCGCTCCAGAGCCATCTTGGACTCGTGCTTCGTGAAGATTTTGTCGTACTGCGACGGAATCTGCTCGTACTTGCCTTCAACCCCACGGAGTCCGGGGAGGAGAAGGTCCTTGATTGCTGAAAGATTAACAGCCATTGGTCCTTACTCCTCTTAGACGCCGGTAAGCTGCTTGGTGCTGACGTTGTTGAAGGCAACAATGGCCTTCTGGTAAGCGCCAGCTTCCGTGCCGTTGACGCCCGGCGGGGTCGTGACAAGATCAACCACCCGGAAGGGAAGCGAACTGTCCGTGCCAACCGTGGCAAGGTAAGCGCCGGAAATCCCGCTCGTGGAATTGCCAGTGCCGATGTTGAACCCAACGTTGGCGTTCACATAGTTCTGAGCAACAGAGACGTTGCCGAACTGAGCGACGAACTTGGCGTTCGGATCGTTGACGATGTAGCCCTCAACCGTCTGGTTGGAAGCAACGTCAGAGCCCGGCCAGTAGTTGGACCAGACAACGCGCTTCTGCGAGACGGAAAGGTACTTGCAGCCGACGAAGATGCCAGCGATCTGCGTGTTGCCCGAGCCCGACGAGGTCGTGCCGACAACCACATAACCGTTGCCATCCGGCTCAACGGGGTCGCCATAATAAATGGCGGAGGCATTGTAAACGATCTTCACCGCGACCTGCTCGTAGGTCGGGGCGGAGCCGTTACCGCTGTACTGCTGGAAACCGTTGTATGCAGCCGTATTGGCCATGACGGTTCCTCCTTCTTCAGGAAGCTCCGTCACCTCACACCGGGGAGGCTAAGGAAGCAGGGTGAATGAATTCTCCACGCCGGGGGAGAACTAACCTGTTTAAGGTCTGAGCTATATTTGCACATTAACAATGAAATGGCAACAAGCCGCGTATTATTCAAAATAAAAGCCCGCAAAAGCTTATTTGATTGACAAATAAACCTCTGCGGGCTGTTTTTGTGCTTATTCTCTCGGAACGGCGATGGGCTCGTAGCCCTTTTTCACCTTGGCGAGGTTCTGATCCTTGTTGGTGCGCTCAAACTGACCCATCGGGGCCTCATTAAGCTGCTGTTCCTTGGCCTGAACCTGTCCGCGAGCGCGGCGAAGCTCAATCTGACGCACTTCCTCAGTAATTACACTGGGGCGCATCATCAAAACGAGGCCGTCGCGCTCAATCGTGTTGCCACTCCAGTTGGGCGGCATCATTGAACGGTGATCTGCATCAAGATCGACTGGAACTTCTTCCCAACCAGCCCGCTTGAGGTTGGTCATGTGGGAATGATCCTCCATGCCCATCACGGACTTACGTTTCCACTCATAAGTCCAGCCTTCCGGGGGCATCGGAGCAGCAAAACGGTCGGTTCCATCGTCCATGTTGCCTTGGAAGTGGCCCCGAATTTCCGCAGCACGCCGTGCAGCAGCCAGACGGGGGTCTTCACGCAGCGCAGGGCGCACTGAAGGGCGTGCAGGCTCTGCAACAGGCGACGGAACTTCCTCTACAGCCGCGCCAGAAGGCGTCTGCGGGCTTTCCGCCTTCACGATCTTGGCCTTTCCGCTACCCGGAGGGCGGCCACGGCGACGAGGAGCTTCATTTGATGTATCAGACATATCCTATTCTCCCTTAGTGAGTGCGGTTACGCTCTTTGACAAGCTGCTGGTAGTATTCCTGCGGCGTCAAACCACTGATTTTGGCCGCTTCGGCCTGATCTTTGGTCAGACGAACGACGCCCGGACGGGTATTTGCCCCGCCACGAGACACCGGAGCCGCCGGAGGAGCCGAACGACGCTGCGTTGGGGCCGAAGCCGCAGACAAAGCAGCCTCTTCCGTATCGGCAGAGCCGCGTTTGATGCCCAAACGTGTCTCCACAAGCTCAAAATACTCGGTTGATTCGGGGACAATCCCCATATCAATCGCGTCTTCATGCGCTCTGGCGACGATCCTGAGCGACCGTTCATCGCGAATGTGGCTCTTGTTTTCCTGAAGCCAGCGCGCCGACAACGGCGTAACGCGACTGATGAGGTCGTTGACGGTGTCGTTCACGTTTTGAGGCCGGGGAGCCTGCTGGCGAGGAGCTTCCTGCGCCGTTCTGGCCCTCGACTGCATTTCAACAAGACCCTGCTCCAATTGAGACAGCTTGATGCTGTTCATGGACATGGATTCGTTGATTTCTGCCGCCTTGTCGTAGTCTCCAATCTGCATAGCGTCACGCAAATTGGCCCGCAGGATTTCCTGATCACGCTTGACGGTGTCAAACGCGCTCTTCACGAGGTGATACTGAGTGTCTTCCACCTCAATAGCAGCCCGCTGGACCTGTTCCGTGGCCTGAAACGCCCGCTTTTCAGCTTCCAGACGCGCTTGGCGCTCCTGTTCAAGCTTCTTGCGAAGCTCCTCAATGCCTTCATCGGCATCGGGGCGCTTCTTCTCTTCCTTCGCGGCGGGCTCAGCGACGATTTCTATTTCGTCTTTCTTTTCAATCTCCGGCACATCGTCCAGAACAATTTCCACGCCGTTTTCATTGTCGCTCATATCAATCTCCTCAGTATGCCTGATCCGGGTGCGCTACCTGTCCACGGATTTTGTCGTCATCAATCACACGGCACAGGACATTATTGACCGTCAGGCTCCAAGTGTCGGACGGCCTGAACACGATCCAGTCGTGCAATTTGACATCAACACCCTTGAACCACTGGCCGGTGGCGTCCTCAAACGCAGACGGGCCCATATGGACAATCAGGCCGACCTTGGACTGATAGCGATCTTCGTCAGTTGT